TTTGATGCTTTTTATATGAATGGCGGGGCTGCAGGGGAATATTTAATTGAGAATCAAGGGATTAATTTAATAGGTGTGATCCCTTTCGTGTATGGAAAAAGACAAAAGAATAAACTAATTCCAACCTTAGATACTGATATGTTGGCAATGGCTAAAGCTATACCCACAGAATTAGCAGATGGAAGTGGGGCACAAATGTTTCAATCGTTCTCAATTATGTATGGGATAGATGTTGAATCAGACAACATGACAATGAGCCCGAATGCTTTTTGGTCAATCAAGTCCGATAAAGATTCTGATAAAGCTCCCCAGCTTGGTGTGCTTACACCAACAGCCGATACCAATAATGTAATTTCTTTTATTATGAGCAAGTTTGTTCTTTGGTTAGAGACTAAAGGTGTTCGAGTTGGATCTGTTGGATCAGTTGATTCGGGTAATTCAGCAAGCGGTATTGCTAAGGTCATTGATGAAATAGATGTGTGGGAACTCAAAAAGAAATCACAAATGTGGTTCAAGAAAGATGAAGAGGAACTATGGAATGAGAAGATGCCTAAAATTCATAACTATTGGATTAAATCAGGAATGCTAAAGCCAGATATTGGATTACTTCCAGAAAATTATAACCCACAAATAACCGTTGAGTTTGAAGCTCCATCGCCAATGGTATCAAGAAGCCAAGAGATTGCGGACATAAAATCAGAATTAGACATCAAGACTATGACACTTAAGCAAGCAATTCAAAAACTACATCCAAGCTATAATGAAGAACAAATCGATGAGGTATTAAATGGCGAACAAATGGACGAGAGTGAAGATACCGATAGCGAAATCAATCAAGCCAGCCGAGAGGATTCAGATAGCGAAAGTGATAGTGGAAATAATACAAGCGAGGACTCTCTCAGGTCTTGATAAAAACAATGATAAGTTTGAGAAATACACCGCAATGTATGCGAAAGAAAAAGGTGTTGGGCGAGGAGATGTTGATCTCGTTTTAGATGGTGAGATGTTGGATTCTTTGGAACTAGTGTCACATAAAAATGGAGAGTTGGTTATAGGATATAAAGACCCCTCTGATGAATTGGCTGGTAAAGTTGAAGGGAATAGAAGAGGCACATATGGACAACCCAAACCAGTAACTAAACCTAGAGACTTTTTAGGTATAGATGTTGATGAGCTAGATGTTTTAATAAGTGCATATGAAGATTTAGATACAGAAAAACTGACAGAAGATGATGTCAGAAAGTTAGCAGAAGATTTGCTGGAGGATGTATAGAACCTGATCAAAAAATAAAGTCTTTAGCTATTAGGCAAAGGATTGCAGTTAGAGAAGCGATTAAGAAAGCAGCAAAAGAAATGGCTCTGGCTATTCAGGAAGTTATTAAACTTCGAACTAGGCAAGAGGGAATAGGAACTAAGGGTAAACTTAAAGATTTAGCAGATTCAACCCAATTATTTAGAGCTAGAAATTCTAAAAGATTGAGCCAAGACACATCACCAAGCACATCAAACCTCACAGCCACAGGACAATTACTAGATTCAGTTAAAGGTGAAGCTCAAGGCGATAGGGTAAAAATTTCCCTTAAAGGTAAACGCAAGAAAGAGCTTGGGGGAAATAAATCACAATTATCTAACGATCAGGTTGGTGAATATGTTCGAGAAGGAGGGAGGGAATTTCTTAAACTCTCACCTGAAGAAAAACAAGAAGCAATTGATTTAGCTACTCAAATAATAAACGAAGAAATAAGTGCAGCGTTAAAATAGCTTGACGCAAATTAAATTAAAGGAGAACCTATTTATGACCGAACAAGTGCAGGGCAGTGCCCCAACTCAAGAGAACAGTGTTCAACCTGAGCAATCCCAAACAAATGATAAAGTAGCTTATGACACTTATAAAAGAGTGTTGTCTGAAGCGAAGAAACTCAAAGAACAGGTAAAAGCGTTTGAAGAGAATCAAGCTAAACTACAAGAGAATGCCCTTAAAGAGCAACAACAGTGGAAGGCTCTTTACGAGCAAACTAACTCTAAGCTGGAAGAAACTAAAAAGGTTTTAACAGAGCAAGAGGTTTCAATAGTTAATGGGATTAAGTACCAGGCGTTTGAAAAGCACCTCGGTGGAAAAGTTGCGAGTGATGACTATTTGAACTATGTGCCGTTTGAAAAGATTATCATTAACCCTGAAACAAAAATGGTTGATGAAGAATCAGTAAAATCAGCGGTTGCAGAATTCACAAAGAAACACTCAAGACTAGTAGACTTCCAAACAGCCAAGATGCCAAACCAGGCAGCAAAGCAGTTTGATAGTTCTGTAGTAAATGAACTTAAAACAAAGAACGATATTAAAAACGCCTTAGCACAAGTGCTAGGTAAACAATAACAGGAGTATTTAAATGGCTGACGCATTAATGGGCGTAACCGAAATTTCGGCAACGTCAAAAGCAATTGTAGATTCATTGGCACAAAAGTATTTAGTTCAAGAAGCTAAACTTTTGCCACTTTTTAGCAACTACTCAAACCTAGTTGTTAAGGGCGCAAGCTCTATCAAGCTTCCACGTTCTGGTGGTTTTTCGGTTTTATCTAAATCGGAAAATACTTCTGCGGACGCAAGCATAGTTACATATGCTGCAGACACGATTAACCTTAACAGACATCGCTATGTTCAATTTCTTCTTGAAGATTTTGCTTCTGCACAAGCTTCTGTTGATGTTGTTTCAGATGCCCTATTAAAAGCATCTAAAGATCTAGCATTAGACTTTGATACTTACTTAATTTCTCAGCTTATTGCTGGAGCTTCTGCGGCTGCACCAGATCACATTATTCAATACACAGATGCAACGAATGAAGACATCGAATTAAACGATTTCTTAAGCGCAAGAAAACTTCTTATCGATCAAAACATTGATCCAAGAGAGTGCTTTTGTTTGATTGGTTCTGGACAAGAAAGAAATGCACTTAAAATCTCTGATTTTATTGATGCTTCTAAGTACGGTTCAAATGCTCCAATCATGAACGGTGAAATCGGAATGGTTTATGGAATGAAAATTATCCTTCACACAGGATTAAGTTCATCTAACAAAACTATTTTTGCTCACCCAAGTGCTTTAGGTTTTGCTTTCAGTCAAACTGCTAGAGTACAAAATTTCTATGACCTTAAAGAGCTTGGACAAAGATGGTCTTTAGACGCAGTCTACGGGGCTTCTGTTCTTGACTCTGGTAAGAGACTAGTTGTTATCGAAGAAACTCCATAATTAACCGCCCCTCTTCGGAGGGGCTTTTTTATTTAAGGCGGACACGATGGGATTTCCAAAATTCAAAGAATTTGAAGTTGTATACGAATATGATTTTTCAGTTGATGGCGGTTCAGTTGGTTCTAAATCACTTAGATGTTTAAATGCTAATCCTCTAGAAGCTGGTCTAATTGTTAAAGCAATTGATGTTTTAGTTGAAACAGCTTTTGACGATGCTAGTGATACTGCTACTGTTACACTTGGTGTGACTGGTACGACTAGTGGTTACCTTGCTGACTTCATGACTTTAGCTGAAACAGTTAACACTGCAATTAGAACTGGTGAAGTTGCTGGCTCTTTAGTTTGGGATGATACAAATGATCACGAGATCAATTATAGAATCCCTTCAAGTGCTGCAGCTCAACCAATTATGGCTATAGGTACTGAAGCATTAACAGTTGGAAAAGCTAAGTTTATTTTTAAATGTATTAAATACTAATAGGGGTGAGCCATGGCTGGTACGTATAATTTTACGATCGACCAAGGCTCCTCATATTCTACTTTAGTCACCTATAAGGATTCTACTGGTACGCCCATAAATCTTACTGGGATGACTTTACAAGGATATGCGAGAGCCAATAAAGAAGAATCAAAATCATTTGAATTTTCTTTTACTATCTCTAATCAAACAACAGATCCTGGTGAGTTTTACATAACACTGGCTGCCTCTGTTTCATCTGCTTTAGATTTATCTAAGAATAATAAATTCTTTTATGATGTTGAACTAACAAATGGATCAACAAAAACTCGATTGTTTGAAGGTATTATCACAATGACAAGAGAGATAACCAGATGAACGTAACGATCACAGAGACTAATAGTGTGGTCGAGGTTCAAGAAGTTTCTCCAAACGAAATAATAATTAACCAACAAGAAATACTAATTACTATTACTGCAAGTGGCGCACCTGGACCGACTGGAGGAACTGGACCGCAAGGAAATCCTGGACCTGGAGTTGCTGTTGGTGGAACTACTGGTCAAGTATTAACCAAAATAGATAATACTAATTATAATACTCAATGGACAACTCCAGCCACAGTCATAACAGACCATACTTTACTCAGTAATATCGGAACTAATTCACACGCACAAATAGACTCTCACATTTCATCTATATCTAATCCTCACGCAGTAACAAAATCTCAAGTTGGATTGGGAAATGTTGATAATACTTCTGATTTAAATAAACCAATTTCAACAGCAACTCAAACAGCACTAGATTTAAAAGTAGATGAGAATGCAGCTATCACAGGCGCAACAAAAACTAAAATTACTTACGACTCTAAGGGTTTAGTTACTGCAGGAACTGATGCAACAACAGCCGACATAAACGATTCATCTAACAGAAGATATGTGAGTGATGCCCAATTGGTTGTAATCGGAAATACAAGTGGAACGAATACAGGTGATCAAAATTTATCTGGCTATGAACTTCTTTCAAACAAAGCAACAGACTTAACAGTTTTAAATAATACTTTATATCCAACAACCCAAGCTGTTCAATCGGCTTTAAATGCGGCAATAACTACAACTCCAGTCTATATGTTATCGGGTGTAAATTCCGACATATCTGGGTATGAATCAGCCGTTGCACTTGCAGGTTTTACATCTGGAGCATTGGCAACTATATCTCAAACAGTAACGACATCAGAAACTTTAATAGAAGAGTTTGCTACTAACTTGGGTTTTCCAAATACTACCGCTCTTCCGGTAGGTTTGTTTTCAGCTCATTATGAGATGCAAAAATCTGGATCGAGTCAATTGTACTATTCTTATTTTAAAATATTTAAAAGAAATAGTGGTGGAACCGAGACTCTTTTACTTACTTCGGACAATTCATCTCAAACAAGTTCAAACTCAATAGAACAAATAGACCTTAATGCTTTTAATAGTGCAATCATTCCATTACTTACAACGGATAGAATAGTTTTAAAAATTTACGCAAGAATGGTTACAGGCTCACAATCAATAGCTCTAAGATTTGATGACAATACGGACGCGAGAATTCAACTTCCAGGATCTTCATTAACTTACGTTCCTGAGAATGTTGCCAATAAATCAACAGATGGAAATCTAACAGCTAACTCAACAACATTATATCCATCTCAAAGTGCAGTTAAAGAATATGTTGATTTAAAAACTATCGTAAATGCTTTAATTTTTGGATAAGGTAGATATATGAAAATTACACTAGATCAATTACAATTTACTTTCACCCCAACTTCTAATCTTATTTCTTTTGATAATATGCTTGGAGCATTTGAGCCAGAAAGATTGCTAGCTGTAATTAATACCACGACTGGAAAATTAGTTTATGCATCAGCATCTCAACCTAGTGGCTTTGGTGGGACATTTGCAAGTGGAACTTACACAAATTCTCAACTTACTTATGCCTCAAGTAATACAGGTCAATCTGCATCTGATATTCTTCAAGTTCTTTACGACAGCGAGACCGCTTCGCAAAACATTTCGGCTTCAGATGGTACGCAGATACTAACTACAACAGATGCAATGAGTCTCCAGGAAGGGTTAAATGTTAATATGCTTAACTCATCTTTTGGTGGTCAAGTTGGTAGCTCAATCCCGATCCCTAATAACAACAACGCTCTTTCAATGGCTTTTCTTAATGGATCAGTATTATCAACTCCAAAAATGGATCCTGTTACAAATGAGCTTATTGTACAAACCAACGCCATACCGCTTCAAGACGTAAACATTACGCAAGTAGGATCAACTGCCATTGGAGCAAACTTACCAATTGATATTGCGGCTCAATCTCTTGGAAATGTTAGTACCAATGTTAATTTTTCAGGTGTTGCGGCTGCAACAAATATTGGAGCAAACTCAACCGGATCTCTTAGAACTTCATCAAATATCGCATTAAACGGCACAAACGTAACAGCTTCACTCGGAGCCAATGACTCTGGTACGATTAGAACTTCATCTAATATTTCCTTTAATGGTGTTGCGGCTGCAACTCAAAGTGGTACGGCTACAACCGGAACTCAACGAGTAATCATTGCAACAGATCAGCCAGTCTTACCTTCCAACATCAGTCAATACGGTGGAGTTTCAACAACTTTAGGTCAAAAAGCAATGACCTCCTCAATGCCAGTTGCAATTAGCTCGGATCAATCAACACTAAATACTTCTCTTCCTGATCTATATATCTCTGGAGCTCCAAATAGTGCGGCTGGAAATAACAATCTTCTTGCTGTTGCCGGTCCAGGGGAATTGGATGTTTCTGGTTATAAATCTGCATCTGTCCAAGTAATCTCTACAGCAACCTCAGGTACATTTATTTTTGAAGGAAGTAATACGCCCACAAGTGCAACTTTTCAAGTTGTCCCGGCTTTTAGAATTGATTCAGCCTCTCCAAATGCGATTGTGACAGCAATAACAGCAACTAACAGCAATCTTATGTACATTATTCCTGTTCGCTTCAGATATATGAGAATGCGAATTGTTACTGGGTTAAGCACACCTGTTCAAGCATTAACAAGATTATCTCAAGATCCATTCACTCCTTCCGTATCAAACGTGATTAATGCAACAGCCGGAAACCTTAACTGTACAGTTGTGGGTTCACTTACTTCAGTGGGATCTGTTACATCACTTGGTACTGTTACCACTGTAAGTACCGTAGCATCAGCCTCACTAGCTGCAACGACCATCACGGATATTGCCTCGGCTGCAATCACTACGACTCAGACCTCCGCAAACATCCTCACTGGTAACCAGCAGAACATGGCGTTTCAGGTTGGGGTTAGCGTTGTGTCTGGCACAAATCCAACTCTTGATGTAGTCGTCCAGGAGACCTTTGACGGAACCAACTACTACGACATCTATCACTTCCCAAGAATTACAGCGATCGGGCAGTATCGCTCTCCGCAGATTAGAACAACTGGATCTGGTATCAGATATGTCAGAACCGTAGGCGGTACAACCCCATCATTTACCAATTCGGTTGTGCGCCCTGTGCGTCAGACCTCATCCGATCTTTTCCGTAACTTCTTTGATCGCACACTTAATCCAAATACTTTGAGCTCAACAACTGCAACATTTTTTATGGACGGGTGCGATCAAATACAGCTCTCTGTGACTATGAATGCGGGTGGTACAGCTCCGATTATTAAAATGCAAGGGTCGGAAGATAATAGTAACTGGTATGATCTTCCCTCTATGTCGATCACTGCTGCGGTAGGTGCAGTCACCCAAATCATGAGCAATGCTACCTCAATGCCAAGATTCGTAAGAAGTATTGTTTCAGCGGCTGGGGTTGGGTCTTCACTTTTATATGTCGATATGAAAGGGCGAGGTGTTTAATGTTTACAATATGGAAAAAAGTATCTGATGAATCTTGGGAGTTTGTAGAAGAAATTCAAGATTATCTTGCAATACCACAAAGGCTTATTGATTTAAGGTTAGACGGTAATGAATATAGAGTAGAAAAAAAGGACGGTGGTTTCTCTACCGTTTTGGAGGTTTAAATGCCTGTTAATGAATTTATAGCGATATCTGCAAATTTAACTACTGAAGAAACTACTATTCTTGATTCATGGGGTGATGCTGAATCACAACTTTCTACCTCAAGCGCACCATCAACAGCTTTTTTAGAAATCCAATGGGATGGAAGTCGCATTACAAGAGTTTTTGATGGAGTTCAAGTTTCATCGCTAGGTCGATCAGAACAATTAAGACTTTATCCACAGCTTGGTGGGCTTTTTAACTTAGCAATTAGAAATCTGCTTTACCCTTAAGGAGAATATAAGATGCCGTCACCTACAGATAAAACAACCATTGAATCTATAATGGCAAACAATCACGCAGTAGAATTGCAAAACAAAAGCAATCGAGCGGCTGCAGCTTTTACTTTATTATCAAACTACAACTGGAATAGTACTGGATCTATGCCAGAAATAAATTGGCAAGCTCCTACAGGGCTATTCGTATTTAATTCAAGCAATGGAGAGATTTTTTACAAATCTGTTGCTTATAGCAGTTTGTCTTCGATTGAAAAGAGAGAGTTTTTCCAATATCTTCCAAGGTTTATTAAATTTTGTTTGGAAGGTTATGACAATAGCTATGATATTTGATTGTTAATGATTTTTAAATTTATTTGGGGTGCTTAATGAATAGAATATTTTTTTCAGACAATGGAATACTAAATGACTGGACAAAGGAGCTCAATAGTTATCATGTTGGTTCTAAGGTTTTTAATTACACTACAAACCAAGATGCTTTATACATCGGTTCTCGTCTTCCTTTTAATCATATTTATTTCAAACTAAAAGAACTAAACGCAGTTTCAGCAACTATGACAGTTCAATATTGGAATAATAACTGGGAAAATGTTGTTGAACTAAGAGATGAAACGGCTGGTTTAACACAATCTGGCTTTGTAACATTCACACCTGATAGAGATAGTTCTTGGACTATGGAGAATGAATCTGAAGATGTAACAGGTTTATCAACGGTTCAGGTTTATGACAAATACTGGGTTAAAATAACTTTCAATGCGACATTAACAAACACAACAGAGATTAGTTGGCTTGGGCAAATCTTTTGCGATGACTATGATCTAGGAGCAGAATACCCAGAACTAACAAGACAAAATACTTATATGGCTTTTCAGAATGGTAAAATATCTTGGGAAGAACAATGCGTAAAAGCAAGTGAGATTCTCTCTCAAGATCTAATTGATAAACAAATAATTGAAGATAAAGCTCAAATACTTAACAAAGAAGATTATAAGAATGCAGCCGTTTGCAAGGTTGCTGAGTTGATATTTAATGCCTTTGGAGACGATTATATCGATCAAAGACAAAGAGCTAGAGAAGAATATCAATTAAGGTTAAGTAAAAAGATACATCGTGTTGACCTAAACCAAAATGCAGTGGAAGATATTAGTGAACGTAAAAACACCAGTGGATGGTTGAATAGATGAGCAAGATCACGACGATCTATGACAGATTAGTAGATGTTTTAAAGGAGATGTTTCCTGAAAGAACACGCATTCCATATTCTTATTCTTTGCCTGATAATAATAAACTTTTTTATTCCAACGGGTACGGACTAAAGATAGGTGATTCAAGTCCAGAAAATATTGATTTTTGCACATTCACTAATGCGCGTAGCATATCCGTAATAATAACTAAAGAGCTTACTCGATTACAATCTGATGCCGATCAAGTTGATTTGGTAGTTAAATCGATGCTTGAAGATGCCTATGTAATACAAAATAAATTTTATGCATATGATGAACTAGAAATAGAAGCATCAATAGCTAAAGTTGACCTTGGATCGGTTGTCGGACCAACTGAATTATTAACAGATAAACAATCATTTTTAACATTAGAAATAAATTTTACTTTCTGGATAAGAGAGGAATTAACTTAAGGAGTATATATGGCTGTTGGTATTAGCAAGAATAGCGTGTTCGCGATAAGAGAAGAAGTTACGGCAGGGACATTGATTGCCCCAAGTGCTGCAGCTCAATTCGTTCCACTTAGACCTGGAAATGAAATGAACTATACAGTTGAGACTTTAGATAATGAAGAACTCAATGCTGATATCGGTGCGGCTAAAAAGTTTAAGGGAAAAGAATCGGTTGAGGGAACTCACTCAGCTTATATCAAGCATTCAGGTGTTGAAGGTCAAGAGCCACAAGTAGGAATTCTTTACGAATCAGTATTTGGTGATAAAACTGTAAATGCTACTGAATATGACACGACTACAGGCTCAAGTGTTTCAGCGGTTGTTATGCCGGTGGGTGAAGGGGCTAACTTTTACGTTGGACAAGCACTTTTAATTAAAGATTCTACTAATGGTTATTCGGTTAGAAACATCAGTTCAATCTCAACTGATACACTTAATCTAAACTTTAATCTAGATAACGCTCCAGCAAGCGGTGTAAATCTAGGAAGAGCTATCACATATAAGCCAGTAGGTTCTGGACACCCTACATTTTCTGGTTGGAAATACGATGCTAATGGTCACGCAGTTCAAGCGGCTGCAGGTTGTACAGTTTCAGAAATAAGCGCAGAGTTTCCAGTAAATGAATTTGCTTCTGTTGAATTCAGCTACCAAGGGACAAAGTATTTTTACAATCCAATTGAGATCACATCTTCAACTAGGTTTTTTGATTTTAATGACGGTGTGGATAGATCTTGTAGTGTGCCAGTTGGGTTTTATAGAGATCCAATGGAATTAGCTACAGCTCTTCAAACTGCAATCAATGATTCACCATCTGCATTTACTGCAACAGTAACATTTTCAAGTGTCACTGGTTTATTCAACATTACTTTTTCAAGTGCAGCTTCTATCGAGTTCGCAACTGGAGCCAATACAGCTAACACAATTGCAACTAAGATTGGCTTTGCAGTAGCAGACAGTTCAAGTGCAATTTCTCACACATCTGCAAATGCTCAAACATATGTAGCTCCTTTTACACCGGCTTACGATTCAAGTGATCCGGTTGTTGTTAAAGATGCTGAATTGTTTATCGGATCATCTACGGACAATGTTTGTCTTTGTGCTACAAGTGCAACTGTTACAATTTCAAAAGAAGTTGAAGATGTTGACTGTATATGCGAAGAAACAGGCACTAAAGAAAAGATTGCCACAGGAAGAGCTGTTTCAATTGAAGCTGAATTAGTTTTAGAAAAACATCAAGTTAGATTGTTTAACAACCTTTTAAATAACACATCTATCCAAGCTATGTTAAATGCTGGACCAAAGTCTAGTGGAAATTGGATTCCTGGAAAATGCGTAAATGTTTATTTAAGAAATGCAGTAGTAAGCGAGCATACTATCGGTGGTGATTCTTTCATTACGGCATCAGTTGTAATTAACGGCTTTGTTGCTGCTAGTTCAAAAGATGTTTACTGGAACTTCATCTAAGGTTAACCTTTTGTTACAACAAAAAGGGGAACTATGAACGAAATACAAACTGCTAAAGGTGTTCTTAAGTACAGAAATCCGACAGTGTTGGAAAATATGGAAATGCTCAAAGCTTCTAGGGAATTCTTTAAAAATGAAGACCCTTTAGGAGCTAAGATTGAGATTATTAAACACCTTAAGCCACTGTTAGATTATTCTTCTTTAGACGGCATTACTTGCTTCGAAGAACTTAATCAATATGGCGATGAGATGACTATGCCACTTAGTGATATTGCAGATCAAATTTTAAGTAAAGTGGCAGGTGCATTCTCAAAAAAGAATTAATCCCTGATGCGATAAACGCAATTAAGCAGGGGTTAAAGAAAGAACAATTAGAAAGGTTTGTTGAGAAAGAAAAGCTCGACAACATATATGAAGCAATAAAAGATGTTCATGACTACCTTGATTTAAAGTCAATTTTAAACCTTGGTCTTCAGATTCATCATAGTGAAATTCCCTTCGAGAAGATTTTAATTTTCTCATGGATAAAAGAGGAATTAGATGGCAGAGGACATATCGTTTCGACTGAAGGTGATAGACGACAAGCTAGCAGTAGCTTTGGATCAAAACACTCAAAGAGCAAAAGGTCTAAGTGATACTCTTAAGATTGCCGCTGGTACCTTCGCTGGTAACATTGCCATTAAAGGATTTGACCTTTTAGGTGATGCAATCAAGGGAGCAACTGGTTTTCTATTCGATGCCGTAGCCGCTTCATCTGAATCCGAAACAGCATTAAACAATTTACAAAGTGCACTAGAAAGAACAGGTCAAGCCACCAAAGAAAACATTGATTCATTTAAAGCATTAGCCGAAAGAATTCAACAAACTACTGCATTTGAAGACGATGCTGTTGTAAGCGCAGGGGCTTTAATTCAAACATTGGGTAGACTTAGTGGTGAAGGATTAAACAGAGCAACCGATGCAGCTGTAAATTTAAGTGCAGCACTTGGGATTGATCTTGAAAGTGCAGCCACATTGGTTGGTAAAGCAGCTAATGGAAACGTAACAGCTCTTCAAAAACTTGGAATTGAAGTTAAAAAAGGTATCACTGATTCTGAAACTTTTGCCAACACATTAAAGATTTTAGAAGACAGATTTAGCGGATCGGCTGCAGCTCAAACAAAGACATTTGCAGGATCTTTATCTCAATTAAAAAATGTATACGACGATGTTCTCGAAGGAATTGGCGGTGTAATTACTTCCAATCCTGCAATCATAGCTGGGTTTAATACTTTAAAAGTGGTTGTTGTTGATTTAGGTAAAAGATTAACAGAATTATTTCAAGATCAAAGTTCGATAAAAGGATACGTTGATGGAATACTTACTGCTTCACAATTCATTATCGATGGTTTCGATGGAATATTCAGAGTGGCTAGTGCTGTTTTTAATGGGATCACTCTTGTTATTAATGGATTTTTAGCAACATACCTTGGAGCTGTTTCAACAATTATAAACGCAGCAACTAATATTCCTGTTGTTGGTGAGAAATTTAAAGGTGCGGCTGAGGTTGCACAAAATGCATTTGAATCATTTAGAGAATCTGCAGAACAAGACATACAAGACGTTAACAATGCACTGACAAGTGGTAATGCATTTACAGCTATAAGTGACGGTATTGGTAACGCTAAATCAAAATACAATGAATTTTTTGAGCAAGTAAAAGCCAAAGCTCCAGAGCTTAAAAACAATTTAACTCCAGGATCAGATACATCAACACAACAAGATGCTGAATCAATAAAAAGAACACAAGCATTAAAAAGTTCTTTATTAGAATTAGAGCAACAATTTGCTGTTGAGAAACTTGCTTTAGATGAAGCTAATAGACAGGCTGATGACCAAAGATTTTTTACTAGATCAGAAGAGGATATAGTTAGACTTCAACAGTTTGAGCAACAAAAACTAGACATTAAATTAGATGCTGCTTTGAGAGCGGCTGATGCGATTGCAGTTCCTCAAGAAAAAGAACTTGCTAGACAAAAAGCTTTTCAACAAAGAGAAATAGATGGGCTAAAAGTTACTCAACAAACTAAAGCACAAATTAGACAACAAGACATTGCCAATCAAGCGGCATTTTTCGGGGCTGCCACGTCACTTGCAAGTTCAAAGAATAAAGAATTAGCTGCAATTGGTAAGGCTGCAGGCTTAGCAGAAATAGCAATAAAAACTCCTCAAGCTTTTGCTTCATCATACGCATTTGGTACTAAGATTGGCGGTCCAGTGACAGGTGCTATTTTTGGTGGAATTGCTGCAGCTGCAATGGCTGCTCAAGCTTCACAGTTAGCAGGCGTGAAAGGTTTTGAATCAGGCGGTATTATTGCTGGAAACTCTATGACTGGTGATAATTTGCTAGCTAAGGTTAACTCAAAAGAAATGGTTCTAAATCAAGATCAACAAGCTAACTTATTTGAAATGATTAAAAACGGATCATCCGGAAGTCAACCTATAGTTGTTCAAATAGATGGTGTTGAAGTTTTTAGAGCTGTTAGAAATCAACTTAATAGTGGGATGAAATTCGCATGAGTAATTCATTAAGATTTTACGTGGATAATTTGGTTGATCAATCAACAATAACAGCATCAACAGAAAATGCATTATACCCAACTGAGAATTTACAAGATCCAAGAAGAACAAAAGTATTTAGAAGTACAACAAACTCAGATTCAATTGTATTTGATTTTGGAGAAACTTCTAATATTGATTCTATAATGATTGTTGATGGTCCGGATGGATTGGGTGTATCGGCTGTTACTTTAGAACTAAATGGAACGAACACTTGGGGTGCACCTGCATTTTCTCAAGTTGTAACATTAACCACAACTCACGGTGTTTCATATGCAGAGTTCGCTTCCCAGTCTTATCGTTTCGCTAGGCTTGTACTTACTTCCACTCTTGGTTATTGCGAGCTTAGTAAAGTATTTTTGGGACAAGCACAACAAATAGGTGTGGATAGATCAGTTCAATATAATTGGTCATATCAGTCTAAAGAGTTAAGTAAAATTCAAGAGAACCAATACGGCACTAAATTCATTGATATTATATCAAGACAAAAGCAAATAAATTTCTCAATTAATCTTTTAGATAAAGATGAACTTGATGACATATTTGAATTATACGACACAAAAGGAATATCTAAGCCATTCTTTATGCGGCTTGGTTGCAATGAAATAAGCAACGATTTTAAAAGATACTCTGGAATGTTTTATTTAAACTCAATTCCACAAATAACAAACTCCTCTTTTAATAGATACAATTTAAGTATGTCTTTAGAGGAAGCAAAATGAGTACACTTCTCGTTAATCCATTATCAACAACACTTGAACAGGAATTTACCCTTGATAACAACTATAGATATGACATTGGTTCTTTTGCTCCTTATTTGTATGTCCACAATGCACCATCAGGGACATTTACATTTGAACTTATCGAGGGTGTTACTACACTTCAAACATGGTCTTTCTCTTCAGAAGATATAAAAATATCCTTATCTACTGCCAACAATTTCCTGCACGTATTTTACCCCTTGACGAAACCCTACCCTTATCAACTGAAGAGAGGGACATTTAAACTCAAGTTAAGTGCAACAGGATATTCCAATACAATTTCATCTTTTATTGGATGGATACAACAACACGAAAATTTAAACAATGAATTATCTTATACGCCTTTTAATGACGAAGAGAATCCTTTGGCTATAAGATTAAAAGTATACAAGGAAGGTATCAATGCCTAGGGTAATTTCATTCGCAGATGGATTCACATCCTCAAGCGCACCAACCATTTCTAGTGGATCAGAAGAATCATTCACATTAAATAACAATCAAGCTGCAACTAATATTGGAATTGACTTAAGTGGATACCGAGCGGCATTTGTAAACTATTCTATTAGACGATCTGATACAGTCACAACGGTTGAGCAATCTGGTGATATTGTTTTTCATTATGATGGAGCGGCTTGGAATATCGAGAGAGGTAATTATGTTGGGGATTCAGTATTGGCTGATTCAATTGTAAATACATACGATGTTGTTTTATCAATGTCTGGCACTAATGTTAGATATGCTACTGGGAATATGGTCGGTGGAACTCATACTTGTACGATTAAAATGGAAATAGTGAGGCTTTCAACATGAAATTTTTAATAGCTTTTTTTCTAATATTCTTTGCTCTTAACATTAAGGCTCAACAAACGATTGATAAACTAAATGTTAAAGCCTTAAAACTTCCAAGTGAATCAACTTCACGAGCGGTTTTAATAGACGGAAGTGGGCAAGTTAAAGCAAGCTCAACAGTATCAGACACCGAGTTAAGTTATCTTGATGGATTATCTGCATCACTTACTTCTTTATTAAGTGGAAAAGAAAACACAATTTCTTTAACAGCAAATAGAGCGGTTCAATCAAGTGGCGCTGGTGTTCTAGAAGTTTCTTCGGTTACTTCAACAGAACTTGGTTATGTATCAGGCGTTACTTCAGGAATACAATCACAGCTTGGAGCTAAACTTTCAACAACTGGTAACGAATCAGCTTCAGGCACAAAAACATTCACTGGCAAACTAGTAACAAGCACAACTTCAAACGGATCAATTCCATGCCCTGTAATGACTCAAGGACAGCGAGATGCAATTGTTTCTCCTGTTGAGGGTGATTGTATTTACAACAGCTCATCGGATAAAACAAATGTCTACACCGGATCAGCTTGGATTGTTGTTGGCTCTGGGGTTGGTGGGATTAATTACATTACAAATTCAGATATAGAATTAGATACAACTGGTTTTGCGGTTTATGCGGATGCTGCAGGTGTTGTGCCTGTGGATGGAACTGGTGGTAGCCCAAACGTCACAATCTCAAGATCGACAACAACTCCATTAAGAGATACGGCTGATTTTAATTTTGTTAAAGATGCAGCTAATCGACAAGGGCAAGGTTTTAGTTATGACTTTACAATTGCAAGCGCAGATAAAAACCAATTATTAAAAATAGAATTTGAATATGAGATTGTTAGTGGAACTTACGCAAGTAATGACATGGGAATTTTCATTTACGATGTGAGTAATGCCGTAATAATTAATCCATTGGTGAGTGATCTTCCAGGGTTATCAGGAACTCCAGGTAAGTTTATTTCTCAATTCCAAGCTACCTCTTCAACTTCATATCGCTTAATTGCTCATGTAAAAACAACTTCCGCAAGTGCTTATACATTAGCGTTTGATACTTTTAAAGTTGGTCTTGAACAATATTTTGTTGGGACAATTATTACTGATCCAGTCTCTTGGACACCTACAGGGTCAATGAACACCAACACAACTTATTCCGGTAAGTGGTGGAGAAATGGAAAGTTCATGGAAGGCTACATAAAACTAGACTTCACAGGTGCACCAAACTCAACTTCACTAACAGTTAATTTACCTTCTGGTTACTCAATAGACACTTCATCATTATTAACAGCCGGAGCTTCTAACTCATTCACATTAGGGTACGGAAATTTTCTTGATACTAGTGCGAACGATTATGCGGCACTATCTCTTGAATATTCTTCAACCACAGCTCTAGCAGTTAAAGTTTTTAGAACTGCTTCAATAGCAAACATAGTCGATACAAAACAAGCATTCACCCAAGCTATACCTGTTACCGTTGCTAATACAGACGTAATGAATCTTTACTTTAAAGTACCTATCCAAGGATGGACATCCGCAAACGCAGCGACTCAAGGATTTGGTGTTGTTCCTTATGGTCACTATGCTGGGAACGCTGGCGAGTCTTTAACTTCATTGGTAACAAATATTCCATTTGCCGCAATAGTAAATGATTCAACTGCATCTTTTAGTGGAGCAACTTTAACTATACCAGAAGCAGGGCTATATCTTATTAATGGTTCAATAAGGGTAACAGTTGCAACAGCTGGAAGAATTAACTTATATGTTGGAGGAACTTTTCAGGGAGTAAGTAGTGGTGATAGCACATCAGCCACGATTAAAAGTTTTACTTTTTATTATTATTTCAGAAAAGGAGATGCCGTAACACTTAGATTAGATGATAACAAAACACTAAACAACACATCTGGAGATCATTACATTCAATGGTCGAGAATTGATAAAAATATGTTTGGAATGAATCAGCAAGTTTTTGCTTCATACACAACAAATGCAGGACAATCAAATGCAGACGGTGCTTATACAATAGTAAACTTTGAAGATAGAACAGACGACACTCATAACTCAGTAACTACGGGTGGATCATGGAAATTCACAGCACCGGTAGATGGTCTTTATACTGTTTTATCTAGTATTCAATTTGCTTCAGCTTCTTTCGCAGCCGGTGTATCATTACAAACTGGCTTATTTAAAAACAATGTTCAGGTCACACAAAATAGATGGAGAAAAGATGCCACTCAGTCTTTTGTGACACCTGCACCTACAATGAACCATACTTTAAAATTAAACGCTGGCGATTTTATTGATATAAGAGTTTACCAAGACAGTGGTGGATCAAGATCATTATCAACAACTGGGATTGATAATTATATAACAATAATTAAGGAAAACTAAAATGATAAAAGTAGAAATAAAACTTGAAGGAATAATAACTAATGAAGGTGAGTTTGAAACTCAAGAGATAGCAGAGTCTTGGGTGAATGAATTATCTCAACCTTGGATGGGATTTAATTCCGAAGGCGATTATGTTTTAAAAGAAGGTTATGTTGTGGAGTATATTGAAGAATGACTTATGCAATAGAAGCATCTAAACCACGCTCTGAAAAAGTAACACTCGCAACAGTCGAATGCGTTGATCAAGCCAAAGTTTTCACTCTTGATTCTGGTTCTCAATATTATAAAGATGTTAATTATTATGTCGTTGGTGTTAAGCAAGGAACCACTACACTTGCGGCTGGCACACTCGCATTGGCTGCAGGTCAATACTATTTTAACCCATTAACTAAACGTCTTTACATTAGAATGACTGATTCATCTAACCCAAATACAAAACAAGTATCAATCACGTACAGATTATTTTTTGGGACTGGAGAGTTTAATCTTCCATTTAACTTAGCAAGCGGTGAAGAGGTTCCATTTGATGGAAGAATTCAATCTATTGGTGGGCTCAAACAATCTCTTGACGATGAACAAGTAGGAACGGTTGTTGAGTCTAGCTCGTCTATTTCACTTATTAATCAGGATGGGTTTTTTGATGATATATACGACACCCTAATATGGGAAAATCAAGCTATTGAGTTTTACTCTTGGTTCCCCAATATACCAATTGCGCAATCAAGAAAAATATTCTCGGGAGTAATTGAAGAAAAATCATTTACCTCAAGTGTGGTAAACTTTAAATTAAAAGATTTTACTTTTAGACTAAGAGATAAATTAAACCTATCTTTATTCACAACTTCAGACGGTGATTTATCGGACTCGGATTTAAATACATACAAGACTAGAATTTATGGAAAAGTTAAACACTTAAAGACAATTGGCATTGATAAAAATTTAGATAATGTTTCAAGTGCAATAACAGTGACAACTTCAATTGGATCTAACATACTTACTTTCTCTTCTTCGATTCTTGCGACTATATTTCCAGGGGATGAAATATTTTTTACATTAAATAATACCGAATACAAGTTTGGAGTGGATTTAATTACAAGCTCAACAACTGCCACAACTGCTAGTAATATTGAGATTAATTTAACAGCTCAAGCATTTTTTATAAGACCAAAGACACCTTCAAGAAATAAAAATAGGGATTGGCATATTGCAGGTCACAAGCTACGTGCTCCATCAACAACAATTACAAATGTATTTTCTGGTAATAGATTTGAAGTTGCATCAACTCTTGATTTATTTGCAGGGGATTTAATTGATGTTAATGGGGACAATGTTCTAATTAGAAGAATAACTAACAACATTATTACAACTGAAACAAATGTCACTCCAACTCCATCCGTATCAGATACAGTATCAAGAGAAGCCGTCAACGATGTTTTCTTTGGAAATAAACGTCTTATAATTGATCGAGATTGGAGTCTAACAAATACCACTGAAGCTATTTTAAATATTGATCCATTGGCAGAATTTAATATCACACCAGAGCGCAGTTTAGTCGGCACAAATTTAACGTTCACAAATGGCACTAGAAATATTACTTCATCAAGTGGCACATTAGACCTAAGAACAATATTAAAACCAAGAGATTGGGTTAGATCGTCTTCAATTACTCATACAACTTGGTATGAAATAAGCCAGGTTAATGAATTCTCAATTGATATTGTAACCACATTTGGTGGAACTACTGGAGCAACAACAGCTCTTTATAAAAATGTAGAATATATAAATGATGATTCATTAATAACAGTTTCAACTTATGGTATGGAATATTTGGGGGCATGGATAAAAACCCCTGCACAGTCTGTTAAGCATATGCTTCTTGTCGATTCTGGTTTTACTGCTATTGATACGGCAAGTTTCACAAAAGCTGATGCTATGTGCGATTACATAGTTTCGATCTCATTTGGCGGTGATCTTCCAGAAATCAGAGAATCAATTAACAAGATTAATAAATCAGTTTTTGGATCACTATACACTAACTCAAACTTTCAATTATCTTATTCAATTCTTAATTCTACCAAACCAGAATCACTTGCAGCTATTAAAGACGACGACATACTAAGTTTTGATGTTACTTCAAAGAATAGTATTATTTCAGCGATAAGAGTTAATTACCGTCCATTTATTGACATCAATACGGGTGAAGAGACCTTTGAAGTTTACCAAGAATCAAATTCATTTGTTAACCGTCTTATAGGAATAAGCAGAGATAGAGAAGAAACTATATATTTATTCGAAGATGATAAAGCTAAAATCATAGCTCAAAGAATAATGTTCTTTAATTCTCTAAGTACATCTAGGGTAAGAGTTAAAGCAAAAGCCAATATGTTTTTAACAAACCTAAATGATAAGGTTTATCTAAATTTAGATCGTCTTTATAAACGATATGGTGGAAGAGATAAGCTTAAAATAGGAATAGTTTCAAGCACCTCCAAAGATGGTTTTAGTTCTGAGATAGAATTTAACGACTTATCCAACATCTTTAATAGAGTGAATTGTATTGCGCCCAATACGGCTCAAGTTTATGCTTCTGCAACACGAGATGAGATTGCCAAAAACGCTTTTATATTAAACAATAATACAGAAACTCCAGATGGAACTAATAATGAATTTGGATGTAATCTAATAGGATAATTTATGCCTTTCGTTACCATACCTTCAGGTTCTATTGATATTGGGGATCCAATCACCAAAGATTTATGGGACAAAGTTAAAGCAAACGAAGACGATTTAAACACAAGACTGACAGCCGTTGAAGGCTCCGCAGCGAAAATAGAAGTTTTTGATGGGAATGTTTACTTAGGAGTATTGGCATCTACTCTTACGGGAATTTTTTATTACGTTGCAAAAGAAAATTTCACACTAACAGCTTGTCGATTAAGAATTTATGAAAAAGCTCCCATCACAGGTGGAACTTTAGAAATAGACGTAAAGGTTAATGGCACATTTAACGACACTGGTATGGCTTCGGTTTTTACAACTAGACCAAGTGTTAATTTTGCTACAGCTTCAGACTATGATTTTTCTACTAACCAGGTTTTTGACAATACAAAAATAAACATAACAGCTAACCAAGTTTTGCGAATTGATATTACATCGCTTCCATCAACGGGTGGATTTCTTGGAAAATTTTATTTACAATTTTACGGTGAGGTCTCTTAATGCCTGCAATAATTACGCTCCCATTTAATTTTATGCCTATAGAAACGTCGGTAAAGACAAGTTCCTATACGATTCCAGCGGGCAAATATGCTAAAGTAACTCCGTTTTTTAACTCAGCACCAGACACAACACTAGCATCGGGTGC